TTGCAGTTTATTTTGGTGAAGCACCGTTGGATGACCAAAGAAGTTCTGTTCTTGAAAAACCAAAATTTGATGCAAAATTTGAAAAGGATTATTTATGAAACAAAAACGAAGTCCTAAAAAACCAAATATTTACTTTACACAAGAAACGGAAGATGCAATAGTATTGTATAATTCAATGGAAGATGACATTCAAAGAAATATCATTTATACTAAAAAAATACATCCTGCATTTTACAAGTTAGCAGAAATAATGATACATCGTTTTAAGTTTTACAATTTTGATGTAGGACACGAAGATGTTAAACATGAAGTCATTGCTTTTCTTCACGAAAAAATACACAAATATAAAGCTGAAAACGGTAAAGCATTTTCTTACTTTTCAATTGTTGCTAAAAATTATCTAATTGCAGAAAATAATAAAAACTATTATCATTTTAAGCGTAGTCAAGATATTGGTGCAATTGATTTGGAAAGAAATATTGTAAACGAAAAAATAAGAAAAGATATAATAGAAGAAAAAAGTGACTTTATTGATATTTTTGTTAATGTTATGGAAAAAAATTTACCTTTATTTTTCTCAAAACAACGGGATATTCAAGTTGCAGACTCAATTTTGTATCTATTTAAGACAAGAGATAACATAGAAAATTACAATAAAAAGGCAATATACATTTTGGTTAGAGAAAGAACTGGTGTAAATTCACAGTATATTACTAGTGTAATTAACAAAATAAAGGTGATATACTCAAAAATGTATATGGAATACCAAAACGGTGTTAATATAGAAGAAATGTCTTGGTATCAAATTCAACATATTATGAACAACTGATATTTATAGTTATGAACTTAAATGAAGAAATTTTTGGTAGTAAAAAATTCTCTGATTTATTGAAAGATATTTACGATAATCAGAAGAAAAAAGATCGTCAGATAAACCTTCTTATTGCTGACTTAAAACCTATGTTAAATAACATAAGTGATGCTGCTATTTTGGTGCCGGCAATAAAAGATTTTATGGAAGTGGGTGTTAAGAATGATGAACACTTGGTTAAACTGGCAGCGGTTATACAACGTGCTATGGCTAATAATAGTGAAGAATCCTCCTCATTCTTGACAGATGAAGAAAAAGAAGCTCTGTTGAAGGGCATAGAAGAAATCAAAGAAGAACAAGAGGAGAATAAAATTGTCAGCAGAGACGTTTAATCCACAAACCACTATTTTAGATGGGAAACCAAGAGAATGGTTTCCTGCTGAAGTATTGGATGTAGATTTTGAAGGTAAAGATAAAAATACACTCTATTCCCTTTTATGTAGATATGCCGGAGCGGTTGGTCACAATAAAAAAGATGTTATTCGTGCTCGTGCACTTGATGCAAATATAAAAAACATACCTATACGGGGTGAAATAATACTTGTTACAAAAGCACCATCCCCACATGCAAGTGCTGCCGCAATTTCACAAGAGTATTATTATTCCAATCCTGTTTCTATTCAATCATCCGTTCATCACAATGGTCTTCCTGGTATGACCGACTGGTTAGCACAAACTAACCCAACTAATCCAGAGGCAAGAGATGCGGCAAGAGATGGTATGCCACAATCTTCACAAGGAAATATAACTCCAAACTATACTATTGATCCTATATTTGTTGAAAGAAGTGACGTTTATCCAATACAACCATATTCTGGTGATATAATACTTGAAGGTAGATGGGGACAATCAATAAGATTTGGTTCAACAATAGATGAAAGAAGAAAATACCCACAAGTTCCAACTTGGAAAAAAGGTTTAGGAGCAACAGGAAATCCTATATTGATAATATCTAACGGAACCAATCCTGATAAAAAACCAAGAAACGAATTTATACTCGAAGAAATAGATAAAGATGATTCTACAATATGGCTTACATCAGGACAATATGTTAAGTTTGAACCGGCATCTACATTTACACCATCAATAACTAATAAAAGCATAAATCTTTTTACAAAAAATGAGTATGGTGGAAATGCTGTAATGATTGCATCCGATAGAATTGTTTTTAATGCAAGAAAACAAGAGATTATTGGATTTAGTAAAGAAGGTATTGGTTTTTCTTCTGAAAAAGGAATTTCACTCGATGGTAAACAAGTTGTTGAATTTGAATCAGAACAAAAAATAAGTCTTGGATTAAATGCCGTTCAACCAGTGCTTATGGGAACAACAACAATGAATTGGTTAAATGATTTATGTCAAGTTTTAATGAACATTACAAAGGCAATTCAAAGTCAAACCCATCCAACCGGAACAGGTCCTTCCGGTATACCAATAAATGTTGCAGATTTTTCTACTGCATATGCTAACCTAAATAAATTAAAAAGTTCTATAAAAGATTTACCAAGCCAACTTGTATTTCTTAATGAGAAACCTGGAGGTCCATCCGAAGGAGAAGAAGCAAATGCTGATAGTGTGGAAACAGAAAGTAGATTTACAAGAATGGGTGATACCGAAAATGTAATTGCTGATCCTAATGAAAATATATTACCACTACATGAAGATGCATTAGGTTTGGTTCAAGAAGTGTCTGAACTTGAAAAAGAAAAAGTAAAAATTATAGATGATATTTTGGATGAAACTGATCCTAAATTTGATTACGGGAATTCACTTGTTCCTGGTGGAGATGGCTCTGGTGGAGGACCAGTATAATGGCAATTAAATGGAAAAAAAATAAAGTTAAATACAAAGCAAGCACATCTGCAACAGAATTGAATGAATATGTCATAGAGGTATTTCAAGGAGATTCTATTGATTTATTGGATTATATTCAATTTACAAAAGAAACAAATCAAGATTCATTAGACCTTTGGAAAAAAACTCTTGTCAATGCTGCATATTATACAGACAATGATGTTAGTAGTCCAACTGCATTTTCCGAATATAAAGAAAAATTTGCTGATGATACCGAAATTCGTCAATATGCTTCAAAATATGCATTATCATGGAACTGCATTATTGAGGATGCTCCAACGGTTCCGGCTGCAGTTGCAAGTTTACTCGTAGATAAGTATGGTGTGCTAGATACATCAAAAAATGATGTGATTGCTATAAATATGACACTAAAAATTTGGCCAAATTGGGCAAGACAAGCAAAAGACTTTGCACTTAAAGATCCAACTGACGATAAACCTGCAGAAAATGACTTAAACATAGAATATCTTACTGTAAAAATTAAATCAAATTCATTTTTAGGTGAAGGTGGTTTATTAAATTCTATAACTGGTTCTGTTGATAAATATGTTACTGATGCAATGGATTATGTAACTGGAGCAATTGGTGGAGCAATGGGTTATTTGGGTGAAGGTGTTGGTTGGGCAACCGGACAAGTTTCTTCTCTTTTAGGTGGTGCTCCAAAAGTTGTTCCAAAAGAAAGAGCTGCTGAAAAATTGCGTAAAGAAAAAGAAAGAGAAGCAAGTTTATTTTCAACAGTTATAGGTTATCCTGCAGCTGCTTTAGATTTTTTAACATCAGAACAAAATACTGCAATAGTTAAATCTGGTCTAAAAGCATTATCACTTGCATCAAAATTATATCGAGCATATACACAAGGACAAACTGCATTTGTAACTGCTAAACTTTTGGCAAATTTGAAAAATTTGTTAGATTTTGATAGATTAGATAAAAGAAAAAAGGCATTGATTGCAAAATTTTTAGGTGTAAACCCAAAAGTTTTAAGTAGAATTACATATGTTGTTAGAAAGATAATTGAAGTTGAAGAACTTGTTAAGTCTGGAAACTATGATGAACTTGAAAGATTTGCATTGGCAGAAGCTGGTAAAAAATCAGTAGACGAATTGGATCCAGAATTAAAAGGACTTGTTACCGGTGAAGTTTTTTCAGATGTAAAAACAGGAACTATTGTATCAAAAAAATATACGGTAGTTGATAAAGATACAATTACACTTGAAATCGATAACCCTTCATTTACAAAAGTCTTTGGTAATAATTTAATACTATCTATAATAGAAATTACGTCTATTGAGAATGACGGTGATAAAAAATTTATACCAATAAAAGAAGTTCAAAATACATCAGTTATTAGATTAGGTGGTAATGCAAAAAATCCTGATGGAACCCCAATAGTTGATGTAAATACTTTTAAGGATGGCGTTACAATTAAAGATGCTGGTAAAATTTGTGAAATTGCATATTTGGGTGCAATCGGTGCTGAAACTGGTACTGAATTTATTGCAGGTGGTATTTTTCCTTCTGGTAAAGATAAGATTACTATAAAATTGGATAACAACATTTATGATGAAAAATTTGAATATACCGATAATGACAATAAAATTCAAAAAGGTTATATGCCATTTCAATTCAAATATCACTATGTTGGTAATACTAATCCAGTTGAAGAAATAAGAAAATATAATGCTGCAACAAAAGTTTGGGAAACAAAATACGAAAAAACAGAAGTATTACTTGCAGAAGGTAATGATAGTGCAGAAACCATATCATTTGATGGAGTAATTGTAGGTTCTTATGCAGAAAAAGAAAAAGCAAAATCAGGTCAAAAGTATTTTGAAGCAGCAAACATTGGAGTGAATGCACTTGCAGTATACAATATGTATAAGAAAAAACAATTTCTTTCTATATTTGATGCTGTAGATTTTAAGAATTTACCGGCACCAGTCCAGTCATTGATATTTGGTATTGGGGGAATGGTCGGTATCGATCAATCGGAAATTATTAGATACTATGAAGTATTGAGTGGTGCCAAAAATCTCTATGAATTATCAACAAAAGGATTTCAGCATTACAATTCTTTACCACCGGAATTAAAAGCAAAAATATCAAAAGCATTAGGTGTGAGTGAAGAAACATTGGGAACTATGATACCTATTGCTGGCGATTTAACAGACATGGCAACTGGAAAAAGATTTAATAAACCAGGAGAACAAGAGAAATATCTTGAAGGTCTTTTTGATCAAGTTGGACAAAAATTATTAAGTAATGTTGGTCTTAACTTTGAAGCGTGGGAAAAGTATAATGATGTAAAAATGGTTAGAGATACTAGCACAGGACAAATGGTAAGAAAAGTTGTTCCTGGTAAAGGTCCACTTGATTCAAAAATAAAACAAACACTTGCAACAACTCTTGGTTTTACAGACATTAAAAAATTAAAACCACCATTTGAAAAAAGAAAAGTAATAGGTGCTGATGGCAAACCTGAAAAAAATGCAGATGGAACTGATAAAGAAGAAGATATTGAATTTATAGAAATAAAATCTGGAAAAGAAGGTCAATTGTCTTTGAGTATAATAAAATGTGGTATTGTTATTGATAAAGCATTGCAATTTAGAGAAAATTTGGCAAAAGGGATTGACCTAAAAAATAAATTGTTAAAAAGATATGAGGCAGTAAAAAATACACCAGATATATTGGGTAATGAAGCTGCTTTATTGGGTGCTTATGACGAAATAATAGATACTCGTAAAGAGATTGAAAAAGAAGGTGTGCTTAGCAGTATTTATGATAGTGCTGCGGCATTAACTGCTGATCCGTATGCAGACTTATTAGATAATGCATCAAAATTACCAAAAGGTGTACCTGGTGCAGTTGATGCAAGTTGGAGACAAATATATGAAGTTCCTGATAAATATGTTGTTAATGTGGATGGAACTGGCGGAACACCTGGTGGTGTTACTGGACAATTAAATTATGGAACATATAGTATTTATACATATGACTGGGTTACAGATATTATTCAAGATACAAATACAGGAGAAATAATATTGGTTGGAAATAAACCACCAGGATTTGTTTATGATAAAAATGCGGTAAATTGGGATATATCAGTTAAACCGATTACTGGTACGAATCCAAACCCGAATCCGAATCCAAACCCGAATCCGAATCCAAACCCGAATCCGAATCCAAACCCGAATCCGAATCCGAATCCATCGGGAAAACTTATTTATACGGGTATGCAGGGGTATACAGTAAAAAGTGATAAAACCGTATACAAATTTGGCATACTTTTTGAAATAGTAGTTAAAACTGCTTCGGGTAATAATAAATACTATACGGTAACAGACGATGGAAAGGTTGATGTTGAAGGAACAATATATTCTATATTGCAAGTAGAGGCCACAGACGGTTTCACTCCTATAAAATATGTAAGAAATCAATTGGATGAATTGTTAAAACAACCAGGATATGATCAAGAATTTTATCAAAATTTAAGTAATTTATTAGTTGTTGGTTGGAAACAAAATAGATATTGATGCTATGGAGTAATAAAAAATGACAGATAAGGAAAGAACAGAAAAAGGTCTTGTAAAAGAATTAAAGTATAGATATACATTTGCAAGCGGTGATTTTAATTTTCTTGATAAAAAAGAAAATACAAATTACCTTCGTGCACTTGCACATTTAGGTCTTCGTATGGATAACGGTGAAAACGATAAATATTTTACTCCAGAATCTATTAAGGAAATAAAGAAAAAGAAAAAAGACTCCAGATATAATACTACTTTGGTAAATCCAATATACATTTCAGATTTTCAAGCACCATTAGAAGATTTTGAGATGGAAATAATTGATGGTGCAGCACAATATGATCCTGAGACAGGTGAATTTATAGGAAATGCACCATCAACAGAAAAGAAAAAAGTAACTAGACCTGCTGAACGAAAATTAACACCCGATGGTGTGTCACTTGGATTAGAAGGTGCAGGTGGAACTGCAGATCCAACAATACCACCAGAGGGCACAGATAATACTATTAAAGAATTAAAAGTTATATTTGGCACAAGTGCAAGACAGGATACTTCAAATAGATACGTTCTTGGTATTGATATTGATACCAATCCAGATGGTAAATTTAGTAAGACAAAAGCAGGAAATGAAGAAGAATTTGATAAACGAACAAAAACCTCATTTGAATTTGATTCATTTGGGTATATTACAATTGATGGTATTAAATACTCAGCAGTTCAAATAATAGATTTAATTGACTCTAAAACCGCACTGCAAAAACTACGTGATTTGAAAGACGATGACGCCGATAGAGTTATCGATTCATGGGGATTTTCAGAAACAACAACACAACCACCACAAAAACAAGAAGGCACAGAACGTGAAACACCAGAGGCCGAAGAAGGTGAAGAACAACAGGAAAATAGAACAACAGAAGAAAAATCAACAACTACTGCAAATTCTTCAATACTTGAAAAAATAAATCTATTTAGAGGTTGGGTAGTAAAAGATGGGCAAGTTCAAAAGGATAAAAAAGGTAATCCAAAAACAAATGGTGATAAAACACCACAACTTCGTATAAGTAATTCTGCAGAAGTTACAATAGATTCAAATGGTCTTGTATCAATAAAAGGTGATGTTACAATAAACATTCCAAACAAAAACGATGCAGTTAAACTAATTGAAAACGGTAAATTTACGATTCCATTTGGAACAATTGAAGGTAATTTTTTATGCCGTAAAGTTGGTTTAACAACATTAACTGGATGTCCAAAAGTTGTAAAAGGAACATTTGATTGTAGTGAAAACTCAATAACATCACTTGCCGGTTCACCCGATGAAGTTAGTATTTTTATTGCAACCGGTAATAAATCTTTGGCATCTCTTTCCGGTGGTCCTAAAAAAATAATCGGAATCATTACACCACAAAAAAGTCAAAATGAACACATATATGATGTATCAAGTTGTTCATTAACATCATTGGATGGAAATGGAATTACATCATTTGGTCCTGGTGGTTTTAATTGTGCAAATAATAAAATTACAAGTTTAAGTGGATTGGGTGTTGTTTCCACAACTGGTGTAACAAAATTTGATTGTTCAAAAAATGTATTAACTTCTTTAGTTGGTGCACCAAAAACTATAAAAGATGCAAAAACTGATAAACCAGGTAGTTACAACATTAGTGGAAATAAAGATATAACAACACTTCCACAAACAATGGCAGATATTGAAGTTGGTGAATTTAGGGCATCTGGGTTATCACTATCATCACTTTCTTTTGCACCAAAACAAGTTTATGGTAATTTTGATTGTTCCGGTAATACTGCTAAAAAACTTACAAATCAATCAATTGGAAAAGACCGTTTCAAAGTTGGTGGTGGATTTGAAGATGATGCAGGAAATCGTATAGTAAAAATTGATGGAGACTTTATTACAAGTGAGGGTTCTTGGAAAGACAAAACATATGATATAAATACGGTATTTAAGGCTGGACAAAAACAATCATCGGGTTCAAGTTCTAGTGTTGGTTCTGGCAAATTACCGCCACTCTCATTAACTGCAAATCAAAAACAAATTGATGATTGGATGAAACAGATATTCAAAGATGCTGGACCAGGATTACATTCAGTAAGTAGTCTGAATGTAACATTTGATATTGCAAAGTTTATTCGGGATAAAGAAGGTAAAGAAAAATATGTATATGATGACAAACCGGCAAACAAGCTGAAATATCCTCAAAGATGGGAAGATTTTAATGGAAATCCAACTATTGGAATTGGAAACTTAATAATTAGTGCAAAAGCTGCAAAAGCCAATGCTTTAACACCTACTGCTGCAATGATAAAATGGCAACCATATTTTAAGCCACCTGCCGGAAATAGAGAATTTTCATTGGCTGAAATGCACATTGAAAAAGTAAATGATATGTTATCATTTATTAAAAATGTAAAAGGTAAATTTAAGAATAAAGATACAAAATTGACACAATCTATGTTTGATGCTCTTTTGAGTATTGCATTTAATACTGGTCCAAATAAAAGCACGGCAACATGCGGTGGACCTGGCGGTCCAGTTGGTATGATTGCCCAAATAGAAAAAGGTAATTATGCAGAAGCTGCTAGAATGTTAAAAACACATTCAGATTGTAATGAATTAAGCACTAGAAGAGGATTGGTTGCACGAAGAAACGATGAATATTTATGGTTTATTAAAAATGGATATGTTACTTAAACAACTAACAGAGAAAAAATATGCCGTTAAACGATATAGAACAAGATGAAGCACCAAGAGACGATAAAACTCGGCAGTCATTAAATACTACAAATAGAACCAATACTAAAAGGGATAATGTAGATGATGATACTGCTGATAAACTCGGCGGTGAAAGAACAGATACGGATGGTGGACATAAACGTGATACTACATCCGGTGGTGCAGTTGTTTCCAGTGGAAATAAAGAAGTTAAAAAAGATCCGCCACCAGAAGAAAAAACAGATGATGATAATGCAATATCAGGATTTATTCAAAAACTTCTTTCAGGTACTTTTGGTGATACATCTGGAGATAATGAAGAAGAAAAAAAAGATGAAGGTGCTGGAAAAAAAGATACACCACCCGATAAACCAAAAGATGATGAATTTATAGATAAAGATACAGGCAGTGGTGAAAAAAATACTGGTAGTGATAGGGGTGGTGAATTTGGAAGTGGAGTAAATGAACCAAAAGAAGAAGAAAAACCAAAAGAAGAACCAAAACAAACAGTAGTTGAAACACCCGGTGAAGTTAAACCACCAACCTTTAATTCAGATGGTGGAAATAGAAGTAAAGGACTTAACATAGAATATAAAGGTGTAAAATATGAAATTGATAGAAAAGGAACAGTAAGTGAACTTGATGGTGGTGGTGAAGCATGGAAAGATGATACTGTTAAAATTGGTGAAACGGAAATAACACTATTAGAGTATTTTGCTAAATCTGATGCGGAAAGAATAGATTTATTTAATACTGCATTAGGATTGGTTGATCCCGAACAAACAGAAACACCAAAGGATGAAAACCCTGAAACAAATCCGCAGGATCCAGAACAAAAATTTGAAATAAAAGAAAAATCAAATGAGTCACCAGAAGGAGCACCTGTTCAAGTTGAAAATAGTAAGGCATTAACGGAAATAAAAAAACGTTTACTTGATGCAAAACGAGATGGAGTTCCTGCATCAATGAGAGTGCAATCATTTATTAAACCAGTTTTTGGTGCCGGTGAACCCGCGATTCAAGGTGGAATATATGTTGGACCTACATCAACTGGTTATTGGGGATTTAGATCAAATGTAAATGGAACTGCAAATCAAGCCGGCGCCGCCAATCAGTATAAAAGAGTAGAAAGTAGTATTACTGGTGCTGTTAAATTTGGTCCTGGAAAAGCAACATGGAGTGGTATTACAAAAAAAGCAATTTTAGGAGTTCAAGTTCATCCTGAAAAAAATCTTAAAATAACAAATTATCCAATAATAATGAATGCACCAGAAGTTGGTATACCAAATACTGCAATACCTTATGTTTTTGAAAATCAAACTGAACAACATAGAATGGTGACAGGTGCAATTTTTAATGAATCCGGTTGGGGAATTGGAGCAATGGAAAGTTATTCATCATGGGCGGAACGTTCTCACTGGTGTGGGTATCATGCCAAATTTTGTTGGAATCATAGTGGATATATTCCCTTATTGACATTAAATAATCCTGAGGGTGCTGGAAATGCTACCGATGTATATTCAAAAACATTGCCAAAACCAGTAACACCTGAGTCAGAAGGAACTTATGCTAGTTTACCAATGTTTGTTAATCCTGATACTGGTAAAATGGAAGTTGATCCAGATTTGTATGATATGGGAAGTCCTATAAAGGGCGCCAAAGATGCAAGAGAACATTGTCATTTATACAAATTCTACAAACAAACATCATATACTAAAAAAACAATACAAAAAATTCCAGGAACAAAAAAAGTAAAAGGAAAACTCATAGAAGTTATGAATGAAAAAGTAATTAAAGAACAAATAGCAATAACAGTATATGAACAAATGTTACCAAATCCAATTTCTGCAATTTTTATACGAGGTATTCATTTTAATGGACAAAAACAAAGTGGACAAATAACAGAAATGGGTAAAAAGTTAATGGATCATTTTTTAAGTCAAAGAGGATGGGAAGCATCAATAATAACAAGAGGTGGTCATGTTGAGGTGTGTCCTTATTTAGATCCAGATGGAACAATGTGGAGACTTGGTGGAAACACAGGAAGCGATGCCATTTCAGGAAACGCAGCAGCTGGTTCTGCAAAAGTTTCAGGTGCAGGTTGGAGATTTTGTTGTCAACCTGGAAAAATTTGGAATTTTGCAGGTGATGCTCCTGGTGCTCATATTGCTTTTCACAAGTTGATAAATGCTGCAAGTTCACCGGAATATCAAAAAGTTGAACCAACTATGAATGGTATATTCCGAAGAACTGAATTAGTTGATAATTATATGAAAGCCGTTGTTAATAGACAAAAAGGAATCTTAGCAACATTGAAAAATACATTATATGATCAAATTATAGAACCAGGATAAGGAGTTATTTTAATGGACACGAAGAAATTTTTACAAGAAATACGTTCAATAATAAGAGAAGAAATTGAGTATGCTCTTAAAAAGAAAACAACTCAAACTCAACCAAAGAAGGATGATATTTCTACTCTTAAACATGGTCTTTCTATGTACAATGAAACACAAACACCAAAAAAAGTTGTTAAACCAAAAACTCAAAAAACTGAATTTGGTTCTATACAAGAACTTCTTGCAGAAACAAAACGTAGTCTTCAAGAAAGCTCTGATATGGAAAATGAATTTCGTTTTACTGCAGATATGGCAGAAGGATTTGGTTATGAAAGAACTGGTGCACCCATACCACAAGGATTTTCACAAGCTGAAATTCCAACAGAAGTTATGTCTGCATTAACAAGAGACTATTCTGCTCTTATGAAAAAAATTGATGAAAAGAAAGGGAGATAATAATTGGAAAAACGACTTGGTAGAAATAGATGGCAGTATTATACAAAACCTGTAAATGAAGGAAATACTATTGATAGCAACAAATTTGTTGGTGTAATGTTGCCCTTTAATAATCCACGTGGTATATTCAATAAAAGTGTTACAAATAGAGAACAAATATATTCAAACATTAGAAATTTATTATTGACATCCAAAGGTGAAAGATATATGCTTCCTGATTTTGGAACAAATTTAAGATATATTTTGTTTGAAAATATAACAAGTGAAGAAACTTTTGTAGAAACTATTAAAAATGATATATCCGACGCGCTCAAAGAATGGTTGCCATATCTAACATTGGAAAAACTAACAGTTGATATAAACCCCAATTCATCAGACTTGGCAGAAAATGATCATGCTATAAAAATAGACTTTACTGTTAAAGTTAGAGAAACAACGATATATTTACCGATTAGGATATTTATATCTGCTACTGCAGGTATAGAAATTGCCGCAATACAACCAAACAATTATAGGTGAGATATAAAATGGCTTTGATAAACAAAGATATTCGTTATGTAAATAGAGATTTCAATTCATTAAAAAAGGTATTGATAGATTTTAGTAAAAACTATTTTCCTGATACATACCAAGATTTTAATGAGTCTTCACCTGGAATGATGTTTTTGGAAATGTCCGCTTATGTTGGAGATGTTTTATCTTTCTATACAGACGTTACTTTACAAGAATCAATGATATTGTTTGCCAATGAGCGTCAAAACATATTAAACATTGCACAATCATTGGGGTATAATCCTAAAAATAGAATTTCTGCAAATGTTGTTTTGGATGTATTTCAAGTTGTTCCTGCAAAATCAGTAAGTGGTAATATAGTTCCTGACTTTGATTATGCATTTGGTATAGAACCTGGAATGACAGTTTCACCAACAAGCGATGGTGAAATTAGTTTTAGAACAATAGATTATATTGATTTCAAGACGAGTAGTAGTTTTGATCCAACAGAAGTAACCCCATATGAAATAGATGATGCAACTGGTGAGGTTACATATTGGTTGTTAAAAAAATCAACAAAGGCTACTTCTGGTGATATAAGAACAACAACTTTTACTTTTGACGAACCGAAACCATATGATAAAGTTACTATAAATGATCCAGATATTATAGAAATTTTATATGCAGTAGATACCGAAGGAAATTCTTGGACATATGTTCCATATCTTTCACAAGATACTGTATTTGAACCCGTATTAAACATTCCAAGAAATGATACAAAGTTAAGTAAATATCGATTAGAAACACCTTATTTATTGAAATTAAGAAAAGTTCCAAGAAGATTTACTAGTAGACAATTTTCAAATGGAACATATGAAATACAATTTGGTGCAGGTATTTCTGATGTTGATGATGAATTATTGATACCAAATCCAGATTTAGTTGGTGGTTCATTACCAATGACAAATCCAAATTTATCAATAGATATTGATCCATCAAACTTTCTTTATACAAAAACATATGGATTGGCACCAAATAATACAACTCTAACTTTTTACTATACAGTTGGTAAGGGTAGTTCAGACAATGTGCCAAGTGAAGTTCTTACCAACATATTGAGAAGAAGAACTATTTTGGATCAAGAGGGTTTGGATCCTGTTCTTTATTCACAGGCAATTTCAAGTTTGGCAGTAACAAATCCTGAACCTGCAACTGGTGGTAAATTTGCGGAAGATATAAATGAAATACGATATAATGCAGTTGCTTCTTTTGCTGCTCAAAATAGAGCAGTAACAAAAGAAGATTACATAATTCGTGCTTATAGTTTACCGCCAAGATATGGTTCAATTGCTAAAGCATACATAACAAAAGATACACAATTAACAAAAGACTCTATATTCAATAGTGATAGAGTTCAAAATGATCTTGCTCTTAACTTTTATGTATTGGCATATGATATAAACGGTAAATTGACAACTGTTAATGATGCTACAAAAGAAAATCTTAAAACATACCTAAATTGGTATAGATTGCTAACCGATGCAATAAACATAAGAGATGCATATATTATTAACATCGGTATTGAGTTTGATATTATTACTCTACCAGATGAAAATTCAAATCAAGTAGTTCTTCGATGCATTGACCGTTTGAAAAATTATTTTGATATTAAAAAATGGCAAATAAATCAACCAATTGTTATTAGTAACATTTATACAGAATTAGATAGAGTACCAGGTGTTCAAACGGTTGTTAATATAAAATTGAAAAATTTGTATGATAGCACATTAGGTTATTCACCCCATGCTTACAATATAGACCAATCTATAAAAGATGGTGTATTGTTTCCGTCATTGGATCCTTCTATTTTTGAAATCAAATATCCAAACAATGATATTGTTGGAAGAGCGAGGTCATTCGGATGATATATTCTATTTTTGCTAACAGAGATGCAACAATTTACGAAAGACAGTATACTATGAATACTGGAATAGATCCATTATTGGAGTTATCACATGAAACTCCTGGATCTGGTTCTTCTATTTACAATAGTAGAATACTGTTAAAATTTGATGTATCGGATATTGAAAGTAGAGTAAATGCTGGTAAAATTTCACAAAATGCTAAATACTATTTAGCATTAGTAACTGCTGATATACGAGAAATTCCACAAGAATATACTGTATATGCTTATCCGTTAAGTTCGTCATGGACAAACGGAACTGGTAAATTTGTAAACCTCCCATATACAACTGATGGTGTATCTTGGAGATACAGAACATCAAAAAGAACTGGAACAGAATGGGACATACCGCCTGGAACATCTTCATTTGAATGGGATAATATATCACAAACTTGGGTTGATGCTAATGTATTGTTCGGAACAAACTATCTTTCAGCAACTGTCACGTCTTCTTATTTTACACATGAAGGTGGTGGAACTTGGTGGAATTACAATAATTTAGAATGCACACAATCATTTTCTTTTCAATCAACAGATTTATACATGAATGTAACTAACATAGTTAAAAAATGGATAACTGGTTCCGGTAGATTTGACAATGATGGTATAATTTTGAAATTTAGTAATGAGATGGAAAGTTCTCCTGATAATCTCATAAATAGTTTGAAGTTTTTTGGAACAGATAGTAATACAATATATGTTCCAAGATTAAATGTGGTTTGGGATGATTCGGAATTTGTTACAGGAAGTTTAACTCTTGCGAGCGAAGATAGTCTTAATGTAAATGTAAAATTAAAAAAGTTTTATGCTGAAAAAGAAAAGGCAAAAATAAAAATATATGCATACTCTCGTTATCCTGAAAAAAATTACACAACAACTGCATATCAAACTGTAAATCATTACTTACCATCATCATCTTATTACGAAATTCGTGATGCCCATAGTGATGAAATAATACTTCCATTCGATGAAAACGGAACAAAAATTAGTTGTGATGGAACAAGTAGTTATTTTAATCTTTGGATGGATTCGTTTCAACCAGAAAGATTTTATAGAGTAGTTGTTAAGGTTGAAAGAGACGGTGGCGATAATGTTCAAATTTTTGACAATAATCATTACTTTAAGGTTACACGATGAATGAACTTGTTAGAGATGGGATTTCAAATAGAATAATAAGTTATCTTGATGAAAGGTCTTCTGAAAATAAAGGAAAAATAGAAATACCAGTTGTTGATCAACGTTTTTTATCGAGCGATTTTAATTTTATAGTTAAAACAGAATTTTCATCCTTAAAAGATGCAGTTGATGCTGAAAAAAATATGTTCAATCAAATACAAACTATACAAACTAGTTTATTGCGTGGTGTTCCACTTGGAAGTTTAAGTTCTGATGATATGGATAATATACAAAACATTGCAAAAAATGAATTGTTACAAAATCTACAAACTATTGCAGAAAATAATCCAAACTCAATACAAAGTTTGAATAATAAGATAAATGAATTGCAAGATATTGTTGAAAGACAAAATAACGAATTAACTGATTGGGCTGCAAACGAAATTAAATGGCAAGAAAGAATTGATATATGGGCAAATCAATATGAAAACCAATCAATTCGTGCAGATGCTATGGAAAGAATGAATACAGAATTGTCTGCTCAACAAGAACAAATACTCACAGATCTATCAACTCGAATAGAAACTGATAAGTTAAGAACAGAAAATATATTGAATGCAATGTCCGAAAGAACGAATGAAACATTAAAATCACTTTCACAAGATGTTGATTCATTAAAGAATTTCAAATCAGATTTTGTATCGGAGAATCCGGTTGGTTTGAGTAGAATGTCAGACTTAATAAAAAATGATTATTTTGGAACGGCAGGCACAGCTGGAACAGCAGGATTAACTACTGGTTAATAACAATTAAATAAGTGATAGTTTTATATGCCAAATTTCTTATACAAAAACCTTTCCGATATAATAGCCACTAATAATCCAATTAGAGGCGATAGGTTTAATTATTCTAATCTTAACAGTAGAATTGTTGTTCCTAAATTTTCTACATTAAATAATCCTGAAGATCCTTCTTCACCCGGAACAAATATAGAACTTCATGTATTTTTGCCAAATGCATCATATGTAAACACATTATATCTTGCACCATATAGTATTGATCCAAGAATAAACGAACTCGGTGAACCTGTTAGATATGTTGTTTTGCCAATACACGACCACATTGCTCAACTAAATTTAGTTCCAGGTCCTTATAGAATTGTTTACAATTTTTTAAGAAACTTAATTGGTGGTAATGATACTGAAAATAGATTGTTTGTTTCAGATATATCACCAGATAGAAAAGAAGTTAGATTGACATTGACAAATCCAACTCATGTTGAATCAGTTAGACAATTGCAAGAGTTTGTAATTGAATACATGAAAGGTTCAAGATATAAATTACCAATTGTAATAAATTTTGGTGAAAACAATTTAGTTGATGTTGTCAATGTAACTTCTGACGGTAATCCTGCATATTTTTATGTTCGTTTAGCAGAACCATTGCCTTTTGATGTTGATTTGTATTATCAATGTTGGCTTGCAAGTCAAATAATGAAACCATACTTGGATAATGTTCAAGTAGAAAAAGAATTTGAAAAACTACAAGCAAAATTTATCAAGGGTCCAAATTTTGAAGTAGAATATGACAGATTTATTACAGGCACAACTGAATATAAAAATTGGAATGATTTATTATCAACAAATTTACAAACTTCTCAACAAATTTTGGACAAGTATGTAAATATTTCTGGTTCAAGTGTAGAGTTAAATTTTGATTTTACAGAGTTTCAAAATTTTGTATTTTATTCTTCTGCTGAAGAAAGAATAGAAAACTTTTATTACAAAATACGTTTAATCCAAACATACAATCAAGAATTAACAAATTTAGAAATATACACTGGCTCTCTTGATAGTAATAAAACACGTGTTAAAATGTTAAGAGACAAAGTTGTTTCAGGATTTGATAATTTTGAAAAATGGTTATACTATGAAACATCGGCAAGTCTACGGTATACATCCGAATTAACTGCATCAATTCAACCGTTTCCAAAGTATGAAGTAACAGGAAGTTCTTACAATTTAATTACCAAACAAGGTAAATTTAATTTGTATACAACAGGTAGTAATCAAGTTCAAAATTGGTATAACAACATACTTGATTTGGCAACAGATTATGATATGGTAAATGATTCTGCACTTGTAAAGTCACTGCCAAATCATATCTACGAAAATACTGATAATTCACAAATACTTACATTTGTCAATATGATAGCTCAACATTTTGACATATTGTATTTTTATACTGACCATATTCTTAAAAAGAATTTACGAGAAGAACATCCAAAAGACGGGTTATCACAAGATTTGATATATGAAGCAACAAGAAACTTGGGATGGACATTATCAAGTGGAACAAAAACAAAAGACCTTTGGGAATATGCACTTGGATTGAGTGGTAGTGGTGAACCACTTTGGACAGGTAGAACAACTGTTGGTAAAGAGTATTCAAAAAGTGAAGAAGAAAGAACAAAAGAAGTATGGAGAAGGGTATTAAATAATCTTCCATATATCTATAAATCAAAAGGAACTGCTAGAGGTGTTAGGGCATTACTTGCAACTTATGGTATTCCACAAACACTTTTATCTATACGAGAATACGGTGGACCTGATAATGCAGATTTAGGTGTTATTCCAAGATCAGAATGGGAAAAACATACATACTTTTTGAATCTTGTTGGTAGTTTACAACAACCCGCAACATCAAGTTATGTTCGTGTTCCTTGGGAAAGAATAAATAACGAAAATGATAATTGGCAATATCCAGATACAATGACATTTCGTTGGAAAATGAATCCATCAAAATACTATGATTATGCCAATGATAAAATCCAAACAGTATTACAAAAAGAAACAACTGGAAGTAGAGTTGATTGGTATGTTACTGTAAATAGAACTGGATCTGCTGAAAAAGGAGACTTAACATTTTATTTAGGTAATGGAACTAATTACAAATCTGCATCTATTAAAGACGAATACCTTTATGATGATATTCCTCTAAACTTAATGATTCGTAGAAGTTCATCATTAGACACATTATCAGTAAATCAAACGTATAATTTCATATTAAAAACATCAAAGTATGGAAAGATTACTGTTGATAGAAGTGCAAGTATAAGTGTAAATGGTTCTACGGAGTCAGATTACAATAGAGGTTGGTCTTCTGATGGTAATTTATTTATTGGTTCTGGATCAAACCCACAGACAAACTTTTTATTATCTGGTTCAATTTTTGAATTAAGATATTGGGCAAAACCGTTAATTACATCTTCATTTGATAATCATGTAATGGCATCACGTGCTTACAATGGTAATACACCAACTTCTTCATTCTATGATTTACAAGTTCAATGGAAATTTTGGGAACCATTTAATGCAGAATATACGTCAAGTATAAAAAGTATGCACCCGGATCAATTAAAAAGTAATTTTTATAGTTCCTCAAAAACAGCACAATTTAATGGATTATCACGGGATCAATTTGAATCAACGGTTGAAGTTTACAACATGGAAGTTGCAACAATTGGAAATAATACACCATTTGCTGAAAAAATTAGGATAGATTCTGCTTCATTGCAGGGTGCTTTGTTGAAGGATGAATCTTCTGTTATTACTGCATTTGATAGATTTTCAATAGACTCAAATAAGTTAATGGTTGCATTTTCACCACAACATATAATAAATGAAGACATATACGAGGCGATAGGAAATACACAATTAGATGATTATTTGGGTGAATACTCAAATACAAAAAAAGATGAATACCCCTCATTGAAAAAATTTGCAAGAGAGTATTGGAAAAAATATACAACAAGAAATGACTTTACTGCTTATTTAAGATTAGTTTCACTTTTTGATTTTAGTGTATTTGATCAAATTCGTCAAACATTACCATTAAGAACAAATGATATACTTGGTGTTGTTGTAGAACCCAATATACTTGAACGTTCAAGAGTAAAAACATCAAGAGATTTTGGTGGATTACCACCTGAAAAATATGTTAGAGACACAACAGAAATTTCTGCATCTGCAGTTATTGTTGGTAATATAAATTCATCAAAAAGAACAACAGTTTTTATTGGTTTTGATGAAGATGTAAGGAGTGAATTTACAAATGTTGATGGTGAGTTTGATGTTGAAACCGCAATAGAATCCGATACTCAAAATTACGAAGATGACATAGAAATAACTACAACATTTATATCTGCTGCGTCTGCAACAACATCAAGTATTTATTCACGACCAAGAGAAATTATTGGACAAGTTGTTGATAAAGTAGGTTTGATAAATTCAAACATAGAAGATTTATCCGGAATAATAAACAACAATTATCTTATACATTTTAACATTAGAAATACAAGAAAGTTAATTGGCAAAAATAATACAATACTTGATGTATTTGGAAGTTTAGATTTAGGATTTACAAATACATTTTATCGTGATAATTATTTACACGGTAGTTCAACTGGAAGACCTAATACATGGTATACTGCATCAAATCATTATGATAAGAGAACTGCTATTTATACCATGATAGGCAATAACAGACATGATAATTTTTACAAATCATATTATTTCTATTATTCATCATCATTAAATCCTGAAAGTTCAAATTATTCTTCATATCAATATGTAACATCAAGTCAAATGAATATGAACAATTATACCAAATCTGTTAGAAGTATAAGGTTTGAAGGTTGTAAATTGCCAGGCGGAGATGTTACAAATAAATTATCGTTTCCAATGTATACCCCAAATTATACATATTTGGATATAAATAACGATCCAAGTGCAATAATACAACTAATTTTGCCATTTGAAGTTTTGCCAGAATGGTTACAACAAGTTCGTAGGTCACGTGGAATATAATAAAATAATTTTGTATTTTTGAATAATAGTTATATTTATAGTAGTATACAACTAATTTTCTAACAAGGAGTTTTAACATGGGTTACTTAAATAACGCAACAGTTACAGTAGACGCAATCCTCACAAAAAAAGGTAGAGAACTATTGGCAAAAGGAGCATCATCTTTCAACATTACACAATTTGCTCTTGCTGATGATGAAATCGATTATGATTTATGGAATCAAAGTCATCCACTCGGTGATGATAAAATGGGTATAGTTATTGAAAATCTACCAATAACAGAAGCAGTTCCAGATGAAACACAATCAATGAAATATAAATTGATTACACTTTCAGAAGGAACAAAATCTATACCATACATTGAAGCAACACCAAGCACACTTGCATTAACAGAAACAGGTGGTGCAAGAAATCTTAATGCAAATTCTAAACCTAACTTGACATTTGAATTGAAACAGTGGTCAAGTACAGGTAACGGTCCAATTGTAATTACAGAAAATCCCGGTGGTTATACATTTACTTTATTAGACACAACATACTTTACAGTATTGAGCACAGTTGGAACAAGTGTTTCTGAACTTCCTATGTCTGGTAAATCAAAGAATTGGAACACAACAAGTGATATTGTGCCAAGATTAGATTTTGTAATTGGTATAAACGGTTCATGGTTGCCAAGTACGCTTGATGGAAAATCAACAAAATTGATTATTACAAACACAAGATATGGTTCACGTTTTGTTGTTCCAATTTCTTTCAGTAACACTTAATTTATATTATCAACCAATTTAGTTATAGAGGTTAGTCATGTCAAAGTTTGAAGGTTCGGGATTTCCAAATTATTTTATTCTATTCCCACCAATACAACCAGCTCCAACAACAACAGGAACTGCAAGAGGTTTGTGGGCAGCTGGAACTGGAGAATTGCTTACATTTTTTACAAGTTCAACACAAACATCTGCTTCACAAGATTATTATTATGAAGTTTGGGGTTCTGCGTCTCTCTCTTGTAATGAAGAACGTATGTTTTCTGTAACATATGGTCATGTTAGTGGATCTGGTTCTATGAATGAAGGTGGTGATGCAGATGATACACCATCACGTGCTGTCTATTCACAATACAAATTGATGTGTTTAGATGGTGATGAACAAGGATTTTATTTATCAGGTTCGACTAATCCTCTCGAAGACTTTTACGTGATAAATGTAAACAGAGATAAGTTTGGTGATAAGATGGATCCAGGTAACTTTGAGATAAACATTGCTCAACTTAATGGTGCATCTTATGCAAATAATGTTCACACTGGAAGTAATGTTTCTGTAAAATCAAATCCAAGTATTATTACACTAATAGATGATTCGGAAGATACATCAGATTTGATAGAAAATTCTGCACAAACTTCTTATGTTAGAAATTTAGTTAGTGGTAGTTTACAAAATGGTATTTATTCAAATGCAAATAGACATTATTTTGGAAAAGTTTATCCAAGTCAGGGCATTATTTTAATATCTGCAAAGGCATTAAACCAATCGTCTTCGTTTAACTCTGTTACCGGTAGTAACAAAGATGGTGATAATTCTTACAAATTATTTACTGCAATAAGTGGTGCTGCTTCTGTTAGTGAAAACGGATTTACTGCTAGAGCTATTGATGTTAAACATTGTTCATATTATTATTGCAGAATAAATAATTATTCATGTAACTATTCAAGTAATCCAACATTTACATATACAAACGGAACAGATAAGGGTAAAATTAAAAATAGTAAATTTATAGATAACCCAACAACATATATTACATCTATCGGTCTTTACGGTCCAGATATAAATGGAAATCAAAGTTTACTTGCTATTGCAAAATTGAGTAAACCAATTAAAAAATCATTCACAAGTGAATTGTCAGTTACTATAAAATTGGAGTATTGATTGTTATGGCTACTACACCCTTTGTATTAAAAAGATTTTCTAACGATGCAATAGGAAGAAATCGTAGAGAATTGGTTACAGCTCCATTATGGTCAGGAAATAATGTTGCTCTTTTTACAGCTTTTACTTCTTCTGATCAGTCTGATGGAACAAAGAGATATTTTTATGAAGTATACAACAGTCAATCTAATTTTCCAAGTGCAGAAGTTCAATTTAGTGTAACATATGGTGACTCAAAAGGAAGTGGATCTTCAACTGGTTCATATGGTGCACAAGATTATGATTATCCAACACAGGCAATTTATTCACAATATAGACAAATGTTATTATCTTCTGGAATAAATGCATTTGAGTTTACAAATGGAACTGTATCTGAAACATCAGAGCACATTTATATTGTCAATGTTAATCGTTCAAGATACAAAGATAGGATGGACACAAGCACATGGCAACTTTCTCTATCAAAATTAAACTCTCCTGGAAGTAGTACTATATCTACACCAGACGATGTAATAACTCTTATTGACGATTCTGGCATAACAACAACAGAATTAACTGTTCAAGGTGGTAGAATTTACAATGTTGTTAGTGGAACATTGGCAAACGGTAAACACACTGGTTCTTATGCTTCAACTCCTTGGGGACTTTATTATCCAGACCACGGCATTATTGTATTGAACGGTAAGGCATTAGATGCTTCTGCATCTTTTTATACCACACGAAGTAGAGTTACATCTGCAACTGAAAATTACACCGGAAGTCTTTTCGGTGATAATAGTGCGTATAGGTTGTTTACATCAATAAGTGGTGCAATGGCATACAATACTGCTTCATACTCGTTTCAAGGTAGAACAAGTGAAGTTGTTGCATCAACATATTATTTTGTAAGGGTATATTCTGATGAATACAACTATACTAATAATCCAAGTTTCTTTAATCAAAATAATGTATTAAAATATGAAAGTATGATTATGGATCCTAAGGTTTACATTACAAGTATTGGTTTGTATGATGATTCAAATAATCTTGTTGCGGTTGCAAAATTAAGTAAACCAATACAAAAGTCTTTTGACAGAGAAATTGTTGTTAAAGTAAAACTTGACTATTAAGGAAAATTCACATGAATCAACCACTTTTGAGTTCACTTCTTGTTCAATCAATAAATCAAGGAATGACCGGAATAAGAGAAAAGGATCTAAATAAAATAATTACAACAATAGATCTACTTGATACGGATATTGAAAGATTAACCGCAACTCTTGAAGATCCACAATTTAGTATGAATGATGAAGTTTTATTATCTGCTGGTAGAACAAGAGACATTTATTCTAATTTTCTTTATTTGTTCAAAATATATGAAGCGTATCTAAAAGAAACAAGTGGAAATAAACCTTATGTAAATTGGTTCAATGAAACTAATCAAAATGTTCCATTTAATGGCAGGACTCCATCTGTATATTTGAACTCATTGCAACCTATATGGTATGTTGGTAGAGACGATGATAATGATGGTGTTACCGAAGAAATTATTCCAGAATATACTCCGTCTGGTCAACCGTTAAATTGGAGTAATTCACCAACAACAGATGCTGTTATTTATAGAGGAGTAAGAGGTTTGGTTCAAGGTGGACAGGGTTCACAAGCAGCATCGGGTGGAATTACTGCTGCTCCAACTATAACTGGTCGTAGAGTAACTGTTGGTGATTGTGATCCAAAATATAGTTTTAGAATAAGACAATCATTTGATCCATTACAACCTACAACAAAATCATTTTTTGGATTTGTAATAAAAAATGCACCTAGATTAGAAATAACTATGTTTGCTGCGTGTCCTAATTTGGCACCATCACCCGTATTTACTACAACAGTAAATTCAAATCTTTATTACAATATAACTCCAAATTCAGAGGGAAATTTAGTAATACAAACAATTGATTCTCCAAGAAAATCGGTTGGTAAAATAACGTATGAGTATTACTATGACATGCAAACTATAATGAAAAAGATATTCGATGAAATATCTGTAATTCAAATAAATAATAAACAAGAAACTGTATATCAAAATATAAAAAATCAACTTGAAGGGATAAATACAAAACCATGTTTTGTTGATAACTATGGTCCAACAATGGGTCTTAGCGCTGGTATGTTAAGAAATGCGTCATTTTATGACGGCAAAACACCACCAACTGGTTTTATAGAGAGTTTACCACTTCCAGTAAAGGGTTATACATATCCTATTGGGCAAAATTCATCAATTGCTTGGTATCCTGATACTGTAAATAATACCGAAATGAATGTTATAGAAAATTTCTTTTTCATGGGTGGAACTGACTACGGTTCTATAACATACAATGATGTAAAATTAAACACAAATGTTCAATCGGAATTACCAACATCATACCCAGCTGTTACTGGAATTACTTCCATAATAACTTCACGTTTGCGTGAAGTAGTAGAGAATAAGGGATCTGTTGTTGGTGGTGATCCAAATCAACCAAACACACCATCAACACCTGGTGGACCTCAAGACACACCAACATTGATAGGTGGTGATGAATATGGTGAAACCATTGATACACAAAATCCTTATTACGGCAAAATAAGTTGGAAGTTTAGAATTGCAAAATCAGTAGATTGCTCTGCACCTTACTATGAAGAATCTGCATCTGTTAGAGGATTTATGTGGGAATATGTTGCTGATTATCAAAATCCAAAGGAATCATTTTATCCAGAAGCGATACGAAGTTTAATAACAGAAACTACCGGCGGTGAAGTAACCGGAAAAATAGTAGATATATTACGCGGTAATAGAAATTCTCCTGAATTTGTTAGACTGTTACAAAACGGTTTAACACCTATGAAAAATTCTACAACAAATTTGGTTGCCGAAATACCAGGTCAATCATGTTTAGAAGGTATTAAAACTGATTTTCAATGGGGAATAAAAAGACAAAAAAGAGTTCCATTCAAGATTTTCTGTAATAAACCTGGCGTTGGTAAAGTAGAAATAAATTATAGAAATCCAGGAACAGAAACTAATAAGTGGATAACCAGTTATTTGGCAAGACCAAATTCTGGTGCTTCAACCGATTTGAACGGTAAATTATTAACAACAGTAGATGGTTATTATTATACAACTGTTGATGAAGTAGTGCCAATTATACCTAATTTTTCTGGCGAACCAGGTGTTTATTTTTCAAGTTATTCATCTGTTCAAAGAAAAAAGAGTCCAACTTGTGTTCCACAAAAAAGAGTAGTTTCTACATGGAGAGTTGATACAGATAATCCATGTGGTTGTGATGAAGTTGAAGTATTGACTCATTATTTGGTATATGATGCAGTATCGTATACCGATCCTCTAACAGGACAAAAATCCGAATTTCCACAACAAGAAGAATTGGATCAATCATTTCCTGCACCAGAACCAGAATCACCTGGTGCTGCTTATGGTTTAACAATTGGACAAGAATTAACAACAAACCGTAGAGAAAAGGTAGATTGTTTTGAAGGAACTGGAATAGGTAGACTACATCATCCATTTTTATATGGAACTGATATTTTACCAGGATTGCGTAAAAAATCTATTAAAGGTTTATTCAATTTATCACAATCATTAGACTGTGTTCATACATCATCAAATCAAAATCCGGCTTCAAAAGATTATTATTATGAAGTAACCGATTGTGATAACTGTTCTGAAAATGCATACTTTGCACTTGCTTATGGTAATTGGAAAGGTTCTGGTTCTGTTGCAAGTGGTTACGAATATAATGATAGTCCAAGTCGTGCCATTTATTCACAATATAGATTATTAACATTGGATCCAAATGAAAAGTATTTTACATTCTATGATTCTGGTTCACTAAAAACTCCAGATGACATTTATGTAATAAACTTTTACAGAAACGGATTGAGTGATAAACTTGATATTGGTAACTTTGAAATAAATTTTGCAGAATTAAGTGGAAGTGGTATTGCTAACAACGTTCACACTGGAAGTAATGTTAAAGTTTCAGGATCAACACCAAACGTATTATCACTAATAGACAATTCTGCAATCTTTGAAGATGAAGATGTTTGTGCAAATGAAGATCCTAATTATTATTATGATATAGTTAGTGGTTCATTGGCAAACGGTATTCATTCAAGTGGAACAGGAAGTTTACAAGAAAATCCAGTATTAACAACATACGGTAAAGTATATCCAAATTTAGGCGTTATTGTATTGGATGGAAGTAAATTAAATGTTTCTGCATCATTTAATTCTGTTAGTGGTAGTAGTATTGCAGGAGACAATTCTTGGAAATTATTTACTGCTATAAGTGGTGCTGCTGTTGTTGGTAAACCAATGCGTGCTCGTAATGTTAAGTTCAAAACAACAAATCATTATTTTGTAAGAATACCATCCGGTGAGGCAAATTATAGTAATAATCCAACATATACTATCGATTCTGGAGTAGAAAAGGGTAAAATAAAAAATACTTGTTTTGTAGACAATCCAATGTCATATATTACAACAATTGGTTTGTATAACACCAAAAAAGAATTGATTGCGGTTGCAAAATTAAGTAAACCAATAAAGAAATCGAAAGAAAATGATGTTTTAATAAAAATTCGTTTGAATTGGTAATATGATAACAGAATCCGAAATAATAACTGCTCTATCTGGCTCTATGATTGGGGATTATCCTACTGTTATTGATAATAAAACTGCACGTGAAATTGCTATTGATATTTTTAGAAAAATTTTAGATATTGATAATAACGGTGGTGTAAATTCTATATTGTTTTATGAGATGATAAATGCAAATCCAAGTGCACTTGCATTAACACAAAGAACAAAAATAGAACAAGCATTGGCAAATCTTAATAATTTAACAAATGTTTTATTACCAGAACAAGTAAAAAAACTTCCATTCATATTGGAGGCAGAAACATTACAAACAACACCAACTGGCGTTACAGTTACTCCAGAACTTCGTGCTATTTTAATTCAAGAAAGAGCTAGATTGGCGGAGTTATTCAAACTTACTGCTAATGTGCCAACTATTGTATCAACAATTTTGATAGAATGATATGAAAGTATTAAGTTTTGAAATAAATAAGCAAGTTTTGGAAATGTTAAGGGGCTATATTGATTTTCAAATAGCAAATGGATTTCCGTCAAAAGATAAATACCGTGCAGTAGTAAATAATGAAGTGGTTACTTTTTTAATGCAAAGACCACAATCTGCACCTGCTCCTCCTCCTGTTCCATTAACGGCGTTAAAATCAAGATCATTTAAGAAATTTAAGTCACCGAGAGACTTTTCTATTGTGCAAAAAAAGTATAGAAAGAAAGGTCTTTTCCCCTGTGACGGAGAAAAATTAAATACATTTCATACTTCATCCACATTCGGTGACAGTAATTATTTCTTACGAGTATTATCAAACAAAGAGGGCGAACAAGATGATAATTTTATGTTTGATATTACTTATGGACACACAAACGGCTCAGGATCAAAACAAACTTTAGATCAACATACAACAATACATCCATCAAAGATTATTTACAAAAATTATTTGATGGAGTATTTTCATACAACAACTGAAAAGATACCATTTAAGAATGGAAAAAATGGTGATTATTTTTATGCAATAAATTTCAATAGAAATCTTTATCCAGAGTTAATTGATCCAGGAAATATACAAATAACACTTGCTCCAATTTCATCAAGTGCAAATCAATTGTATAATACTGGAAGTAATTTCTATCCGCATCCAACTTCTTCTCAAATTTACACATTGATAGATGATTCCGAAGATTTAGCAGATGTAAATACATTAAGAAAAGAATTAAGAGAGTATTATTATTTGGTATCTGGTTCATTGAATGATGGTAAATATGGTGAAGATACTGATGATGCTTGGGGTATAATCTTTCCTAAAAAGGGCATCATTGTTTTGGATGGTGTGGTATTGGATCAATCTTGTTCCTTAAATACTGTAACTGCATCGATTGCTGGTGATAATATACACAAATTTTTTATGTCCATAAGTGCTTCGTGTAATACTACAACAAATAGAAATGTTACTGGTTCTTGGTATGCTAGGGCATCAGAAGAAGTTAAAACACAAACTTATTTTTGTAGATTAAGAGAATATGAATTTAATTATAGTAACAATTATACTTATTTATCTGGAAGTCATGGTCATTTCAAATATGAATCATTTGTAGATTTTCCGATAACATACATAACAAGTGTTGGTTTGTATAACGATAATTATGAATTGATTGCTATTGGAAAATTACCAAGACCAATACGAAAAAAACCAAATGAAGAGCACATAATTCAAGTTAGATTAAGGTTAAATTGATATGTCATTTCAAAAAGCAAATAATTTAAGTTTTACACATAAACAATTAAAAGCAGGTGATTTTACAATTCGCCCTTTTGAAGTTAATAAGATTTGGAAATTTTCATCTTATATGCCGGAAGTAGAGTATTTGGATAACTTTGGTATAAAAGTTTATCGTGCTTATTATCCAGAAAACCATAAGTATTTTGGAAATGTTGCAAATATATCATCTTCCTTATATGAAAGAGTGTTTACAACACAAAGTTTAGATCCAAAAATACTATGGTATTATTTAGACCACAATTATTATACAGAATATAAAAGTGAAAAACAACCATCTTTTATTACGGCTGATGATCAAATTACATATCTTGCAGAATCAGCATCATTGTTTATGATTCCAGTTGGTGTATTTGGTGAAGGTATAAAAAAGAGTTCCGTTAGTTTATCACATTATGGTTCACCATATGAATATAATTTAGTAGATGATGGTGCAGGTAATTTAAGAGATACAACATTTGACGAAGATAAATTTGTAAATGCAGGAAATTGTTTGTTATATGTTGGATTTAACGAAAAGTATCGTGAATACAATATGAAGAATAATAAACTTGATTATGTATTGGATATGTCACCTCACAGAAATGTAGTAAGTTTATACAATACAAAAAAAATTACTTATGTTCCAGGAATACCCCTATCTGGTTCGGCAACTTCAACAGGTGTTGGTGCTTATTTTAGCGGTTCATACTTAAAAGTTAATTCGACTGTAAATCTAAATTTCAATAAAAGACAAGACTTTGCATTCAGTTTTTGGATAAATCCAACGGCAGAACAAGGAACTGGATTAAATGGAAAAAATTATCTGTTCAATAAAAATTTAATAAGAAAAATATACACCGTAAATGATATTACATTAAATCACAGTTTTGATGAAACTGAAAAAGAATCAAAACAATATCCATTTGATATATTTTACAATAATGCATATTCTGCTAATTCTGGTAAAATATCATTCAAACAAAGTTCTATTTTTCAAACAGTTGAAGTAAATTCAACCGTTTTACCAACTGATCAATGGTCTCATATTGTCTGTCAAAAAACAGGAAGTGTTTATCAAATTTGGTTAAACGGAACACTAAATGGAGAGGTAACAACATCTATTGATTTGGATGTTGGTAATGAAAATGCATTTTTTATAGGTGGTAGTCCAAATACTGCTAGTTTCTTCCACGGTTCAATGGATGAAATACGAATATACAATACAGCAATTTCATCAGAAAAAATACCGTATCTATATCAAAATACTTTGGATGCAGGATATGCATATCAAACGTCAAGAGTTGGAAATGTTTTTTATGGAACTGGATTTTTTGTAATATCGGATCCAAGACCAAAATATGCTAATGCCTTTTTAGGTCAAACTGGAAACTTTGATTACAATGGAATAGCAAATGGATTTAGAGGTCAATTCCGTTCAACTGTTACTTTTTATGAATATGAAATAATTTGTAAGATAAAAAGAAATGAATTTAATTTTACACAAAATCCATCAATACGAATTGATAAGGCGGCATTTTCACATGATTTGGAAAACTATGTAACATCATCATATTTTAATCCTTATATTACATCAGTTGGTTTATATGACGATGACAGTAATCTTCTTGCTGTTGCTAAGTTAGCAAATCCTTTGGAAAAAAGAGACGATGTTGATATGAATGTAATAATAAGATTTGATATGTAATATGCGTAGAAATCAAGTTGCAATAAAACACGGGTTTCGTAGTGGATTGGAAGATACTGTAAATGATATGTTGAAAGAAAACGGTAAATCATTCTCCTACGAAAGTGAAAAAATATCCTACATACAACCTGAGACCAAACACAATTATACTCCAGATTTTGTGCTAAACAAAATTGATGGTGGAAAAATGTATCTGGAAACAAAAGGCCGCTGGGTAAAAACGGATCGACTGCGTTTTGATTTGATATTCCAACAATATCCTGATATAGATATTCGTTTTGTATTTCAAAATCCGAATGCTAAATTATACAAGGGTAGTAAAACAACCTATGCTCAATACTGTGATAAGAAAGGGTGGCGTTGGGCAAAAAAAGAAATACCAGAGGAATGGTTAAAAGAATGCTTGTAATTGTAACAAATTTTTCTTATATTTGTTACAAGTATTATTTTCCGTAAAGTGTGGTTATGATAAATTACGATTTGTTATCTCTCATAGAAAAAGTTTTGGGTAAAGGCAGAAGAACATCTGGCAACAACTATTCGTTCTTTTCACCTTTCATCAGTCATTACAAACCAAAACTTGAAATAGATTTAACCGTAAACAATAACGGTGAAAATCCTTGGCATTGTTGGGTTAGTAATGCTAAAGGTAGAAGTATAGTTTCACTATTCAAAAAAGTAAAAGCTGGTAAACAATACCTCGATGACCTTAACAAAATCCTTAAAACCAAAAATCTATACATAAAAAATAAAACCGAAACAAAAGAAGAATTGGTCTTGCCAAAAGAATTTATCCGTTTATACGAATACCCAAAGATAAAAGACATTCAAGTAAAAATGCAAATGAAACAAGCATTAAATTATTTGAAATTAAGAGGAATTGGTAGAACAGATATATTGCGTTATGGGATTGGTTATTGCCCTAATGGTAGTTACTCTGGCAGAATTATTGTCCCATCCTATGATGAAAATTTTAATCTAAACTTTTTTGTTTCTCGTTCTATCTTTGAAGAAGACACATTAAAATATAAAAATCCAAAATGGAGTAAAGATGTTATTGGATTTGATTGTTTTATTGATTGGGATGAACCGGTTACACTTGTTGAAGGTGTATTCGATGCAATTACTGCCAGATATAATGCAGTTCCACTATTCGGCAAAATAATTCAACCAAAACTTCGAGAAAGAATTTTGTTGCGTAAACCACCGAAAATAATTGTTGCACTTGATAATGATGCTTATTCGGATGCCATAAAAATATCTTCGTCACTTCTTTCAGAAGGTATAAATGTATCAATAGTTCAAATGCAAAGTAAAGATATAAATGAAATGGGTTTCAAGGATTTTTCAAGTTTGAAATCAGTTACACCACCAACAGACAGTTATGATATAATTAAACA